AAATAGATGATAGTTACTTTAGATGGAGAACTTTGGAGAGAGGAAGAGCTGGAAACGAATATGTATGATGATGACTTTTACTATGGTTATATGGGTAAAAATTCTCTCTCCTCTTCATCTATAAAAGTATTATCAAATAGACCATACGACTACTATAAGTATGTGAATTCAACAGGTGTTAGTGATACTAAATTTGATTTTGGTAGTTTATTTCACTGGTATGTATTAGAACCTGATGTATTTGAAAAGCAAGTATTTGTAGATGTAACTAGAAGATCAGGTAAAGTTTGGCAAGAAGCAGAAGATAAATACGGTAAAGTATATTTAAGTTCAGATCGTCATAAAGTAAAACGACTGGCAGAAAGATTTATTTCTTGTGGCAAAGTAGAACATATTTTAGAACATAGTGAAAAAGAAGTACCAACAGTTGGTATGATAAATGGTTATTGTTTTAGAGCTAAAGCTGATATTCTTGGTGATGGTTATATAGTAGACTTGAAAACCTGTAGGAATTTAAAAGGTTTTAAATGGGATGCTAGAGATTATGGATATGCAGCTCAAGTATATATCTATACTGAATTGTTTAACATAGATTATACAAACTGGACATTTATAGCAGTAGATAGAAATACTGGTGATTTTGGTTTCTACACTATAAGTGAAGAGTTTTATTTAAGTGGTAAACAAATTGTAATGGATGGCATAGAAAACTATAAGTTAATTGAGAAAGGTCAAACAGAATTTGAACCCACATATATAGAAGAAGTATTATGATAGAATCTTTAACAGTAAGTCGAAAAGAATGTTACGATGATATAATTATGTCATTGATACAAGGTTTACTTGTGAAAGATGATATCAATGTAATAATACAACACTATGAAGATTTAGAACAATATGAATGTTGTCAAGGTATACTTGATGCATATAATGATTATAGAAAAACAAGGAAATGAATTATAGAAAACTTTATGAAAGTTATTCAGGTAAACCTATACCTAAAGATTATGATGTACACCATATAGATGCAAATAGAGAAAATAATGAAGAAAATAATTTAATAGCATTACCAAAAGATTTTCATTCTGCATTACACAATTATGTGGGTTTATTGCCAAAAGAATCAATAGTGAAACTTTTAAATATGTATAACAACAAAAATAAAAATTTATCACAATCTGCAATTGGTTATTGGATTAATAATAATTTAGATAATGTTGGTGTAGATTATATTACTAAGAAAAAATGCAAAACATATTTACAAAACTTAAAATTGAGTAAATACAATTACTACCACAAAGAAAATGATTTAGAAAATTACTACTATTAAAATGAAACATAGAATAATTAGAAATAAAGTAGAAGAAGAATTAAATATAGATTTAGAAAACATATGTAGAAGAAGAGAATATGTTTATGCTAGAGCTTTGTATTTTGGTTTGTGTAAAGAACTAACAAAAGATAGTTTAGATTTTATTGGTAGTACACTAGATAAAAACCACGCAACAGTTTTACACAACATAAATAATATATTTAATAATTTTATGATATATGGTGAAAAGAAATATTTAAAAGCATACCATAAAATAAAAAGTGAATGTTCACAAATGAAAGATAATACTTGGTGGACAAACAAAAAGTATTACGTTGAAGATCTGATAAGAGAAAACGTAAGAATGAAAAGGGAATTAGAAAAACAAAATTAATATGGGAACAATGTTTTATTTAGTAGGTGCTATACTTATAGCATTTATTTATATTATTGAGGTATGTCAGAAATAAAAAAACAAGATGGGAGAAAAAACAATGGTGCTGTAAAAGGTGTCAGCAGAGGACAAGGTAGACCTAGAAAGATTATCACAGATAATATGACTGGTCTAATTGACTTTGCCATTAGAAAGAACTTTGGTAGTGCAGAGAAAATGTGGATGCATATTGCCAAAGAAGCTAAAGCTGGTAATCCTAAGATGTGGGATTATCTTATGAATTATAGATATGGTAAACCAAAAGAAATGCAACAGATAGATGTTAATACAAAAGTTAATATTCCTGTCATAGATTTTGCTAGACCTAAAACAATAGATGTAACACCTGAAAATGAAAGAATCGACTCTCATACAAATGAAAAAAAAGATTGAGGACTTAGAGAAAAAAGTTCACCTTCTTTATCACTTACCAATAATTAAAAAAGACATCAACAATCTTATAAAAGAGAATGCAAAAGCTGAATCTAAACCCAAAGTATCAAAGTCTGTTTCAGACAAAGGATAGATACGTTGTAATTACTGGTGGTAGAGGATCAGGTAAATCATTCGCAGTAACGGTATTTTTAGCACTTCTAACGTACGAAAAAGATAATAGGATACTATTTACTAGGTACACGATGACTTCGGCTTCTATGTCGATTATTCCTGAGTTTGTAGAAAAACTGAATTTAATGGGTGTAATAGAAAACTTTGAGGTAACTAAGTATGAAATTAAAAATAAGGTTACTGGTTCTTCTATATATTTTAGTGGCATAAAAACTGCAAGTGGAGATCAGACTGCTAAACTTAAATCTATTAGTGGAGTAAATACTTTTGTGCTTGATGAAGCAGAAGAGCTTATGGAAGAAGATAACTTTGATAAGATAGATTATAGTATCAGATCTAAAGTATCTGCAAATAGGGTTTTACTCATACTAAACCCAACCACAAAAGAACATTGGGTGTACCAGAGATTCTTTCAGAACAGAGGTATTGCTGACGGATTCAATGGATCTAAAAATGGTGTAAGTTATATTCATACTACGTACTTAGATAACGAGGAACATTTATCGGAATCATTTGTTAACCAGGTTAAAGAAATGAAAGCTAGAAGACCACAGAAATATGAACATCAGATTATGGGTGGTTGGTTACAGAAAGCTGAAGGTGTTGTGTTTGAAGATTGGCAGATTGGACAATTCAATAGGGAGATACCTATAAGTTGTTTTGGACTGGATATTGGATTCGCTAGAGATGAATCTGTTCTGACCGAAGTTGCAGTAGACAAACCTAGAAAAATTATTTGGGTTAAGGAACACTTTTATAGAAAAGGGTTAGTTACTTCAAATATATATGACTTATGTTTAAGATATGCAGGAAAGAGACTTATTGTTGTAGACTCCAGCGAACCTCGACTAATTGCCGAGCTGAATTCAAGAGGGCTGAATTGCACTGCCACTGTGAAGAAGAAGGGCAGTATTGTAACAGGGATTGCTTTGATGCAAGATTACAACATCAATCTAGATGGAGAAAACCTTGTCAAAGAATTCAACAACTATGTATGGGATATCAGGGGTGTCAAGCCGAGAGATGCTTACAATCACGGTGTCGATGCGATGAGGTATGCTGTTGAGTATTTACTTCTGCGTACCAATCCAAAAGGTACTTATGTTATTCGGTGAATTCAATAGGTCTATGAATTTAATACCTGTGAATTTAATAGGCTAAATTTTGTATATATGAATTTAATACCTATATTAGCATCTACTTCAATTATGTTATTTCATAATTTGATTTGGTTAAATATTAGTTAACAAGAAACCCTTTGATACTTTCAGAGGGTTTTTTAATTTATGCAAAGCTATATAAAAAATAATTAGAATACAATTTGGCAGTTGGAAAATAATTATTACATTTGTACTATTAACTAATTAAATAATAAAATTATGAATCATATGGTAGATAGTGAGCCAAATTGGCTAGATGAACGTTACAAGTACGATGATGTAACTTTCTTATCAGATTGTTGTGGTGCTTACCCAATCGGTGAAGTACAAATAGATGACGATTACGTGACTGGTCGTTGTAGAGAATGTAAAGAAGGCACTGGCTTTCACGATGAAAGAGATAATAAATATTACTAATTAAAATAAATAACTATGGAAGAAATAGTATTTAATAAAATAAAGAACATTGTAACAAACGAAGGTGCTTTTGCTAATAAGAAAATAAAACCTTATGCTAATTATACTTTAGAGTCAATTAAAAAATATACAACTTTTAATGATGTTATAGATGTAATTAAAAAAGGTTATGATATTGATTGGGCAATTAACACTTATCTTAAAAAAAACAATATAACTAATTAAAATAATAATAAAATGAAAATAGATACAAGAAGTGAAAAGTCTGTGTATGTTGAAATAGGAGAATATACATACTACATTGATGATACTACAAATGAACAAATTATAGATAAATGGAAAACTAAAGACTATGAAACAAGATAAATTTATATGGCTACGATTCAAAGCTAAAGATCTGAGTAAACTTAAGAACGATTTAAAAGTTCGAAAGGTAGTTGAAGAAATGAACGGAAACATATTCAAAGTTAAAGTGTGAATGTGAATTTAATAGGGGTGTGAATTTAATACCCCTATGAATTTAATACCCCCCTTTGTGAATTC